ATTAACTCTTTTTCTAATAAAACTTTATTTTTAACACCTATGTCATCGTTAAAAATTTGTGAGATAGTAGCAAGACTTTTATAATTTGGAACAAAATTGGTAAAAACATATTTGGATAAGTTTCTATTAATTTTTGAAATAAGTCTACTTTGTTCTATAAACAATTTTTTTTTGTCTATTTTGTAGTGAGCTTTTTTAGTTTCTTGAATTAATTTTTCAGCAGTGTTTGGATCTAGTTCGTTTGTTTCGTTTAGTGTTTTATAAAGCTCTAATTCTTTTGCCAATTCAGTACTCTTTGTAAAGTGCTCTTTAATTAAAGAAACAATAAAATTATTTCTTTCAGGCTGTTTATTGATTACACTTTTTGCTATCTCGCGAACTAAAGTTTCATATAAAAAAGCCGTGTTTCTTTTTTTATTGTGTTTCGTTTTTATCATCTTTAGATCCTAGCTCCAATATTAAATTTTTAAGTTCCTGGTTTACTTCTAAAATCGAACGCTCTTGTTTGTCATAATTAGTCTCATTTTCCTCATAAATCGCATTTTTACCAAAACCAAACAATTCAAGGGCGCCTTTGTGAAGATTTCGTTTCGTTGGGCTTGATACTTCATCGGCCCACAGACCTTTATAGTGACGTCGACGTGCACCCATGTCTCTTCTGTCATAAGTTACAGGCTTATACCACCTACCTTTTGACTTGGAGGTAGTGGTTGCTTTAGGTCTGCCAAATATATCTTTTTTTGTAGTCTTATACCAATCCTCTTCGTCTCGTTTTCCTGGTGCTGCAACAAGATTAGTTTCTTCGCCACCTTCTTCCTTCGCAACTTCTTCACCTTCCCCAGCTTCTTCTTCAGGAGTACCAGCCGGTAATTCTTCTTTACCTTCTTCTGGTGGTGGCGCGCCGCCTTCTTCCGGAGGTGCTCCTGGCCCTGCTAATCCCATCTCGCCACCAGCTTGTTCTGCGGCACCAGCCATTTGAGCCATTCCAGCTTGTACAACTGACTCAAGGGCTGTTTGGAATTTAGCGTCAAAGAACATTTCTCTTTGAATACGAATAGCTTCTTCATCTGATACGCCAAGTATTTTTTCCCATACCCAACGCTTACTAAAATAACCCTCGGTAGCTGCGCCCGCAGTATCAAATTTCATTCTCCAATGTTCTAATTCTTGTAATTCAGCCAACTGAGATGGATTATTTAAAGAAAGGTCAAATGAAACTAGGTCGTCACCCTTAAAACCTAGTGTATAAAGATGAACAACTCCGATTTTTTCAAGCTCGGAAACTATTGATCTTTGTAATCTTTGAATAGTTCTTGCAAAACGAATATCTTTTTGTGCTAATGTTGTTTTATCTTCGTCGGCGCCTTCTCCACGAGAAAGATACGACTGTGGTATTTTAAGTGCTGAAAATAGTTTATCTCGCAAATATTTAACATCATCGATATCGCCAGTATAGGTCCCACCAGGAAGTGATTCAATTTTTGTACTCTGCTGTCCTCCTCGAACAGGAACAAAGTAGTCTTCATCGATGCTCATAGGATTATAACGAAGATCTACTCGACCAGTATCAGAGTCCAAAACTTGATTTCTCTTCATTGAAGTAATTACTTTTTGCATATATTGTTCAACATCTGCTGGGTTGATCCCACCAACATCAATATAAAAAACTCTTCTTTCCGGAGAACGCACGATACGATAAGACATCATTGCATCTTCTAATAAGGTCAATTGGCGCCAAATTCTTCTTGCTGGCTCTAATACAGAAGTACCATATGGAGCATATTTGTCATTACCCAGAATTCTAAAATGTGCAATTTGCCAATTCTCTAAAGTTATTCCACCTGTATTCCATTGGTATTGTACATAATTTGGATTTGTTTTATCTTCCCCCTCCAATCTTTCAACTTCTTGTGAAGGCAAGCCAATTACATTTGTAATACCAACTTCAGGATTAAGATCTAAATAAAGAAAAAAGTCACCATATTTGCACATGGTTCTGCACCAGCCAAATAAATTAAATTCAATATTTAAAATGTTATAATATAAAGTTTCTAAGATGCCTTTGATTTCTTCATTTCTGCAGCTGATTCTTAACATGTCACGTAGTGGAGTAGAAGTTGTCATTTCATCTGCATATATATCCAATCCAGAAGCTATCTCTGGGGTGTATTCCATTTGATCGAAATCAACATAACGTTGATTTCGATTTTGCTGCGACATTATATTTGCTGATAAATTATCAAAAGGATTATAAGACAACCTTTGAAATTTTTGCCCTGCAACATCTTTAAACCTACTGCCGTATTTATCCAGCCTTCTTCTAGAAAGTTGTCGAGTAGTTTGTGTTCTATAGTTAATTAAAGGACCAGAAAAAAGCCTTGTTAGCTTTTTAAATAGTGGCCATGTTGCATCCTTTGGATTTTTATTTCTATTCGCCATTTTTTATCCTTTTAATACCCATAAATGTTCTTCGTATAGCTTTTCTGTATCTGTTCTCTGTTTATCTAGAGTGCGCGCTTTTGACCTTCCAAGCATTCCTGGGATACTAGTATCTAAAACAGAATTGCTTTTCATTATAGCACCTAACATAGCTTTTTTATAGGCAGAATCTCTTTGATTTTCTATAATTGCAGTGTCTCTCACCCAACAACCTATTGCACATGCCATAATTAAATCATCATTATATCCTTTTTGTGCTTCTGGGCGACCATGATGCCAAATAAAAATATCTAATTCTGCTCTAAGTCGTGAGGAATAAATAGTAATAATTTTATTTCTTATAAACTCTTCAAACTTTGCTACTAAGAGGGGACGTGTTTTAAGAGAAGTAGTGAAGCCTGCAATTGTTCCACTTCTAGATTCTGCTGTTAATTGATCAACATATTCATGAGTTGATTTAACTGAAAAATAAATATTTGGGTAGGCTTTTTCTACTAGTTTGTCCAGCACGGTGTAGCCTACAGAATTGTTTTCTACAACTACTAGACAGTCAGCATATTCGTGTCCTGCGTTAAAAACTATTTCTGAAAACATATCGGGTGTAACTTTTCCTTGGTACTCGGCTATAATTTCCATGGTCTCTAATTTGAATATATGAAAAACAGAATAATCATTGCCGTCTCCTCTTGCTACATCAGCAGAAAGTAGGTAAGTATTTTCTGGGTTATATTCTTCCCATATCCAAAAATTCCTATCGAACCCAGTTCTATATTTTGGTGGTTTAATTTGTGTATCAATTCTTGCAATGTCATCTGAATGTATAACTGTTTCGCCAGAAGCATTAAAGTTGCATTCTAATTCTTGGGCAATTTGGCGCCGTGACATGTTCTTAGTTTCTTTTACAAACCATTCATCATTGCGATCTGGGTGTATATCCCACAGTAATTTAATGGGGTGAAAATTACTTTTGCCCGCGGCTGCGTCAATATATGTTTTATGAAACCAATTTCCTACTCCATTTGGGGTCGAAAGAGCGATGCATCGGCCACCTGTTGAAAGTGTTGGGTACAAACCAGTCCATAATTCTTCCAATCCTTCTACGTGCGCAGCCTCGTCCACAACCAATAAAGACAATGCTTCAGAACGACCGGCATCGGCAGAAGTTGAAGAAGCTTTAATTTGAGAACCGTTGCTTAGTTCAAAAGAATTTCTATTATCTACTTGTACTTCTGCTATTTGAAGCCACACAGGAATATGTTTAAGCATGTGTTTAACTTTTTTAACAAGATTGGATGCTGTTGTATATTTTGTTGCCATGACAAGAACGTTTTTATCGCGATGAAACAACATCATCCAAACTACATAAGCTGCTGTAATTGTTGAAATACCAAGCTGTCTTGCTTTTAAAATCACAGTAAATCGATGATCATCAAAAGCCCTAATCAGTTCACCTTGATAACCATAGGTTTTAAAAGGGATCAATCCTTCTATTGGGTGCGCAATCCGCGCATAGTTGTTAATAAAATAAACAGGATCTTTACCGCATTTTATGACTTCTTTACGAATCTCTTGCTTGGTTAGTTTATATCCCACGTTCAATCCTTATTTAATTTTAACATTTTCTGGTTTTTTGGCCTGGTCGCGACCTAGGTTTAACCAATCTTTAATTGCGCTGCGTACGCGATCTTCTGTATCGTCTTCGCTTGGCAATTCGGGTTCAGCTTTAAGGCCACCAATTGTGTAAGATTGAGTAGCTTGAACCCAGTTTCTTTTTCGCGACATAGATTGAGCGTGGATATCTGGTTCTCCATCAGAAGTTAAAGCCAAATTATTCCCTGTGATTTTTTTATATTCTTTTTTAAGATATTTAACAACATCGTTTAGAGCGTTTTTAACATCATCTTCAAAGCTATTATCATGAAAATCTTTCATTGTAATTTCAGCCTGGTAAGTCACATGTAACCTATTCGCACTATCAAACCTTACATTAAACCCATCCATTACACGAGAATCAACAATGCAGTCGCCCTCTTCGCGCTTTAGACCAACTTTGTGTTCCTCTCCGTCATAAGAATATCTTTTGTCGTGAGCACCATCATGCGCATTTGCCGCAGCTTGGTTGATTCCTTGAATTACATCATATACAGTAGCCATTATTTTTCCTCCTCCAAATAATTATCAAATACTTCTTCAACCGCACTACGAATCATCTCATAAAGATTTTTTTCGCCTTTGAGAAGCTTTACCCCAGGGCGATCTTTATTATCTGGTACACCGTCGCCGTCTTTATCGCCTGATTTTTCATGTTCTTTTTTGCCCTTTTTGCCTTTTCCCTTTCGGAGGGCAGCTAAATCTTCTTCATCAACATCTCCGTCGTCATCTGTATCCATTGTAGCTTTTTGGGCAGGAGATAAATTTTCTTCTTCTACGGACTCATGAAGAAAATATCTTGGGTCTCTTCTTTTTTTCTTTACAACTGGTCTCATTTTGCATTCCTCCTAGAACACTTATAATTATCATCTTGTTTTATAAAACTCATTTTTATTACTCTTATGGTTAATCTCGTTTGCCATCTCCATTTCTATCCCTGTAACCTGGTGATCGCATTCTAAAGTGGATATGATTTTTGTGACCTCCCCAGTGCTGATATAGTCCAGTTCTTTTTCTAAATAATTTTTTATATTCTTTAGGTGTCATCTGGTTGTTTTGGATCCATTTATCAGCTTCTTTCTTTAATTTAACTATATATGCCTTATCCACGTAAAATTGTCTGACACCATTTTCTATGGCGTGTAATCCCATTTTTAACAATCTATCATAATCCATGTCGGTTATGAGTTTTCTTTTATTTGGAAACGGATAGGCCCATCGAATGGGTTTATTATTTTTAAACTTTAATATTCTTGGATAGGTGATGTCTCCATCGACTCCAGACTGATGGGACTTGTGTGGAGGAAATTTGCCGCCAGCTTTTGTAGATAAATGTTGAACAGCGAATCCAGGTTCGATTTTGGCCAGCTTTCTAAGATACATTTCTGTATGTTCTGTTCCGTAGCGATGGCGGCTTCTAAATCTTACGCCCTTTATCTTTGGCATTTTTGTTAAAGCAGGGTTATAGTTTGGATTCTTTCTATAATAACGTGCATTTTGATACTTTGATGTAGTACTAGGCGTAGGAGAAGTCACAGTTATAGGAGGAAGCGTAGTAACAGGAGGAGGCGTAGTTGTAGTAACAGGAGGAGGCGTAGTTGTAGTAACAGGAGGAGCCGTAGTAGGCTCAGGAACAGGCTCAGGAACAGGCTCAGGAACAGTTTCAATATCATATTTCCACATACTAGGTGTATCTGGAAAAGTAGTTCTCATTGATGCTTTATACGGTTGTGTGGTCTGTTCCTTTAAAATTCTAACTTTATATCCTTTTCTTTGTTCATTTTCTTTCACCAATGAGCCCTCTTCTATTTGTTTGTTTTCTCGTATATATTTGTTAACGGCTTTTTTTTGAGCGGGTGACATGAGATTCTGTCTTTTGCCATATTCTTTCGGATTATTAGCTCTAAGTTTAAGCATGTTAGAGATCCACTTAGGTGGTTTTTGTCGAGTTTGAGATTTGGTTGTTTCAAGTTTTCCTTTTTTCCCTGACAAAATTTTATATAACTGTTGTGCTTTAGGATCGTTTTTATATTTTGGGTTTGTTGCTAGCTGGTTAATATACCACTTTGTTTGTCCTTTGCTAAAACCTCCGGGTTTCCCTGAAAAAAGATCTTTAACTTCGTCGGGTGCATAAAGATCAAGAATATATTTGGGACTTGCCTCATCATCAATACCTGTTTGTTTTGCCATATCTTTATCCCAATCTACTCTAGCAGCCTTATGTCTTCCAAAAGCAGCTGCTCTATCAAGTTCAAGACTTCCATGGGCAAGACTGCGTTTTTGTCGTTTAATAACGTCCTCTGGTTTCTCGGGTTTCTTTCTCGTTCCTGTTTCAGGATCGAAACCAAGTTCTTTCGCAGTTCGACCTTTCCGACCTTTCGGGATATCAGTACGGACGTCTGCTTTTTTCGGTGAAGGTTCTTCGGGCTTAAGCCGACGTCCAAATTCAGGAGGTCCTTGGCCACGCGTATGAGGAAATCGACGGCCATATCCAGTCGCTGGTTCTGGACCTCTTCTTGCTGCTTCACCAGAAGCTGGTGGAACACCACGAGCTTTTGCAGTAAGATCTTGGCTAAGGAAGGCTGGCTTTTTCATTGTCTTAGGGGCTTTTCTGCGTCTTATTTTTACCGCTTGTGCACTTTTTTTCCAACGCTCGGCGCCGGTAAATTTTCCAGTTTTACCTGCACCTGGGCCAGGTCTTCGAACATCATAAGTTGGTTTTTTAGGAGGTGGTTCAAAGAGCGAAGGCTGGCCAACAGAGGGAAATTTTGCCGTTAGAGGTTTGGGCCCAGGAGGACCAGGACTGCGACCTACAGCTTTTCTTACTTGTTGTTGTGTGGAACCAACCCTAGGGGGAGCTTTTTCTTTCGGTTTAGGCGCCATTCGTGCTGCGCTTTCAGGCTCTCTTATGGTTTGTTCTTTTACTATAAATTTAAAATTTTTCTTTTTTGACATTAGGGCGCCATCCCTTTTCCCATCGTTTTTCGCGACCTTCAACCCATTGAATATAACATTTCCAACAACATTGGAACTTATTCATATAAAGATCATCTTGCCTGTTAAAAGAATATGTCACACAAACTGGACATTTTCTTTTGCTTTTCTTATTAATTAGATTTTTAGACAGGAAAAAGCCATCTTTTTCAACCCTTTCATTTTCTTCTTTAATAGCTTGCAACTTTTTAGAATACTCTTTTAGTTGTTCAAGATATTCTTTTTCTTTTTTGTCATCCCAATTAGACTTAGGATTAAGTATCGCGTCTTTGCCATATTTCTTTTTTATTGCTTTTTCGACTCTCGCAATATAATCCCAATCTTTTGCGCTCATTAATTGCCCTTAGAAACTTCTGAGACTACAAAAAACATACCAATGGTTAAAACAATCCCAGTAACAAAACCGGCGGTTACCCATATAGTAGTATAGTCTTTCTTTTTTAAAGCGATATTAGTTAGCTTCTCAATTTCTTTATCTTTTATCTTAATAATAGCATCATACTTCTTTTTTGATGCTTCCAAACTAGCTTCCATGGATTTTAAAAATAACTGATGTTTTGCGATTTCTTTTTTTAACATATAGTCAATCTTTAATTGGCATTCGACAATAGAATAATTTCTTTCAGAAAATACTTTTGCAGCTGCAGATGAATTAAGAAGAACCCCAGCATATGGAGCTTTTTCGCCTTTAGCGAGGCCTGTGACTTTAGGTTTTGGTGCTAGATCAGCATCATCGGGCGGGTTCGCATATAAGCTAGGTGGAAACACTAAGGCTATTATTAAAACAATCGGTATTAATCTCATTTATCCCTCTACATATTCAATATTAAATCTCTCGGCAATCTTTTTTGCTAACTCGTCTGGTTTGTCATGGTACATTTCAACGATCTCTTTGACTTCTTTTCGTTTCTTTTTGTTTAGTTCTGATTTTTCTTTTTCATATTGTTTTTCTATTTTGTCTAAAATTATAGTATATTTCTTAATAATTTTATTTCTTTCAGCGATTTCCTCTTCGTGTATTTTGTTGATAGCATCAATTTGAGCCTTATAGCTTTCCTCACGAATTTCAATTATTTTTTCAGCTTCGCCGCGGCGCCGTAAAACTAGCCAAGTAAATAAAACGGCAAGAATAACAAGTGGAGCTTTCCAATTATGTTTTAACCAAGTCCATACTTTTTTTAAAAAAGTTTTTGTTGCCAACCATACTGCCAATTTATTCTTCCTCTTCTGGTTCTAGTCCAAAAGTCTCCCCAAGTTTGGTGATCCACCATTTTGCTTCTTCTGGCTCTTCTGTAT